GCATTCACTGTGTAGTGGAGCGTGTTAATCATGCCATCAGACAAAGTGCGATCACACTGACCGACTTTCCAAACGTAGGTGTTTGCCATAGTTAAACGAATGCAAGATTAGTGTAAGCGTGGTTGCACCGCTGTGACACGGGGCGGTTAGCCGTTACTTAGCCTCAAGGGCTGCAACTAGACAGATACGCCTGAAGTTGGAGCCATTGCACTACTAAAACCTGAAGTGAGGCGTTGAATAGTGACTCTTGCCGTGGTGTTAGCTGAATTACCACCTGATCCAACTTTGTTTGGAAGGGCTATCGTACAAGTACCATTAGTATTATTTGCTGTAAAAGTTAAATCTCCGATATCATTGACAGTGTTGCCCACGTCATAGATACTTTGGAAATCACTCAAACTTAAATTGTATCCACTCTTTACAGTGTCTTTGATATTGATAATGAAACAAGCGGCGTAGAGAGTGCTACTGTTATTAGTACCGTTGCAATAATTAATTTGGAAAATATTTTGACCTCTATGATTGTTACTAGCTCCTGCAAAAGTTATAGTAAACTGTTCCCCGTTACCAATACCATCAGCAAAACTAGTTGTTAAGTATCCGTTATCTACTGTTGTACCTGCACCCGCTATCGATACAACTCCATTATTCGAGATACGCATCCGCGCGGTTGGTGATGACGCACCGTCCGCAGTAGTGGAGAACGTTAAGCGTGTTGGTTTATCGTCATCTCCGTGTGTTCCGTCAGCAATTGCACTAATTTGTGCTCCAATCTGATAACTACCGGCGTTTCCAACAAACTGGATGGCTCCGATAGTGTTTCCTGATGAAACCGATGCGTCATCTCTTCCTAAGACAATTTCTGCTCCACCGTTGGCGTGCAACATTTGGAGTTTTTTCTCGTTTCCAGATAAAAATGCACTAGACGTGCCCACCAACAACCGCCCTGAGCTGTCGATGCGTGCTGCCTCGCTGCCATTAGTAATAAACTGGATTCGATCACTTTCTGGGAAGTTAATTCCAGTATCAGTGTCTGTTCTGCAATGCAAAGAAGGAGTTGCAGCGGATCCTGCAACAGACGCGATACGCCCATTTACGTCTAGATCCGCGACAGGCGACGACGTTTTAATACCGACATTGCCCGAACTCGTTATGCGTACGCGCTCGGACAGAAAAGTGCCAAACCGCATTGAGTCGTCACTATGTACGTAGTGCAAGTAGCCTGTAGCTGAGCCTAAATTATCACCAAAGTTAATCTCAGAAGGATCGGACGTTGCACTTGTTTGAATATAAAATGCACTAGCTGTACCAGATGGAGATTGCATGTGAAGCAGACCATTTGGTGAAGTTCGGTTGATCCCAATTTGTCCCGAGCTTGTAATTCTTATTCGCTCGCTCGGGCTGCTTGCATTGTCCGCTGTGGTGGAAAAAACAAGGCGACCTGGTTTATCGCCAGATGCGTGCGATCCATCTGCCTCGCATGTTATTTGCGCGACTTTTTCATACGATCCACCGTCATTCCCATAAAAGGCAATTTTGCCTATATCATTGCCATCAGCCACAGCAGAATCATCTCTGCCGAGAGCTATCAACGCACCAGAAGTATGAGCAATATGCAACTTGGCAGCGCTGGAGGTTTCTAAAACTGTGGTTGTATTGACCAACAACCGCCCCGAGCTATCAATTCTCATCACCTCACTAGTTTTATCCCTAAAAGTCAAGTGGTCTGAAGATGTACCGGCGTCGCCGTCAAGTGCTATTTGCCAATAATTGTCTAACGTTCCATTAGCACCAGATTCTGCCAGTTGAATGGCGGCAAATGCATTTGAAGCGCTAGTACTGCTGTCTTGAATGCGAAGAATCGGGTCATTTGCAAAAATATGAGCAATCGTCTGCGGCGACGTCGTTCCGACCCCAACTTTTCCATTAGCGACAACAATGCGTGGCACTCCAGCTGTCGCAATTCCAAACTGATTAGAACCTGGCCTATAAATACCAGTGTCGGTATCAGAAGCAAAAGAAATACCAGGGGCACTCTCAGTCCCGTCTTTCGCCTTGCCCGCCGCCGGCAAATAGTCCAGCGACGCCCAAGCCGTAGAGCCGTCCCCTAGCTTTGCGTACCCAGTATCTGTCTCATAGCCCAGCTCACCCGCCAGCAAAACAGTCCCTGAAGATGTCCAGCCTGCGGCTGTGTCGCGCCGCTGCTGCATCTGAACGTTGATTTCAGTGGCGGCCATTTGCTCAGTCTGCTGTGAGAATCAGTGTAGCCAAGGCGCTTGTGGATCCATTCAAAATGAATGGCGCAGTGCCATCAAACACAAACTTACTGAACGCCTCCTCTGCAGGCAATGTTGCTGGCCCGCCATCAAGAATGAAGCTAATTAATACGCCCTGCAGCAATCGCAGCGTCACCGTCACGTTGAAGTACAAACCCATATGCACTTCCTGCGGCGTGTCTGCGTATTTGTATTTACTCGATATTTTAGCGATTCCAGCCCCACCCCACACGGCTAAAGGAGTGCTGAAAGTGCCGAACGTGCCACCGACATCGTTGTAATGGTCTCGGATCTTTTTTGCGTCAGCTTCGGACAGACCGACGTACCTCAATTCCAAAATCTGGTCGTTGATAAATCTGGAGTGGCGGAACCTGATAGGTCCTGTGCCAAAGGCTTGATACTCGCTGACGTTTGGCCGACCATGACTAAAAGAGATTGAAGCCGGAATTAGTTCAGGAAATGCGCTCATCAGATTGTGTATGGGGGAACAAGCTCAAGGCTGACAGAAACGGTCACCGAATCAGGCGTGTATTCAACTTCGGGAGATTGCCGATAGATCCACTGATAGCCAGTCGGGAAAGTCAAGCCAGAGTTAGCTAAAACCAAAGCGGGCAAATCGAAAGGCTGAAACCTATTGGTGACCCCATAATGCTCAAATATTTTTTGCTGCAAGGTGGTATCGTTGCTAATGAATGTCATTGACAGCGTGTGGCCTGTGGCTCCATTTGTGCGGCGCACGCTGGTTTGTGTGCCAAGGTAAGTATTGACAGCGACCGCCGCGTACTGACCGGGGACGAATGTTCTTGCCTGTGGGCTGTAGGAAGGAAAATCAGCCATGATTAACTAGCGCACCCAACGCTGTAGTTCCAAGCGGTACCTTCGAATGGAGCAAATACCGTCACCGTGATGTAAGGGTCTGCGCTTGTCTTTTGAACAGTGACAGGGACATCGATTCCGCTAACAAATCCTGTGTCCAAACTAGCCGCGCCAGAAATAACAAAGCGGTCTTGAATTGTGTACGCCGTATAGGTGAATGTGAACGACGCTGGGAACGCTGTTCCGACATTGATGATCTTCGTGAAGGTGCCTTGGTTGCCTGAGTCACCACCGCCAGGGCAATCAATGATTTCATCGAATATGTCAACCTCGTCGGACTTTTTGCAAACCCTGTAGCCCCCAGGTTGTGAAGGATCAGGGCAACATCCCTCGCCATAAACCCTGACGCCTTCCGTCTGTAATGCCTCAGTGACTGCCAAAGTTGCAGACACACCCTCTCCGATCTTCGTCGTAACGCCTGTGTTGATGTTGATTTTGTACCACTTGATCAGAGGATTTGCGCAGCCAGGATTCAAAGTCAGCGTGTCTCCGGTCCCTGGGGTTTCGCTATAGCCGTCAATAAGAGGCGTAGGCTCAGGCTGATCTAGCTCGTCTTCCTTAAGGGGATCACTGTCTGGAAGGCTGTCAATATTCGGGTTGAACGGCGGCGGGGGATCAAAAACCGGGGAATCCCAATCTTCTATGTCTGGGTCGAAATTGATGTTTAATGGATCGCTCGGCTGAGGGACAGTGACATCGAGATCTCCCAAGTCCGGCGGAGATATGGAATCATTGCCAATGTCGCTATTAAAATCAGGATCGCTTGGAGTGTTTACGTCGCAATCAAACGTTCCCTGTCCAATGCTTAGCTGCGAAGTTGGCCCGGTTGCATTGTCTACCTCGCGTGCAACTTTGCTTCTACCTTGAGAATCAATAGGGAAATGAGTTAAATCATAAGCCAAGAATCCCTGCATCGTCTTCTGAATACGTTCGACCTCATACATAAAATCATGATGTGAAACCCCAACAGAAAAAGAATTTTCTCGCCGCAGCCGGACCCGCACGATGTCTCCAACAGTAATCGCGCTGTTGTAATTTCTCTCTCTCACCTTGATCCGAAGGTGATGCGTCACATACTTTCTGACCGCCAAAGCATAAGCACCAACCTTTGCAGAATGATCCGTGGTGGTGCAATATCCGCTCATGTCAATCTGCACAAACGGGCCGTTAGGCGCCTCTCCTGAGTAACGGACTTCGGTTGTTCGGATTAACGCGAAATTGTCATCAGGCTGCTGCTTCCACAGCACTTGAAAGCAAACAGGCGCTCTGTCTTCAATCGGGATGTATTCAATCCTAAAGCCATCCTCAACGATAAACTCTTCGTTAAAGGTGAATTTTGGCGTTATTGGTGTCGTCTTAATTGCGTGGGTTGACGTGTCGTAAGGCAGACGCGGCCGCAATCCGAACTTGCCTTCGTTTTGAGTCAACCGCAGCAAGAATTTGTATGACTCTTTTTGTAAGTAGTCTTGAAGGTTTTGGCTTCGGTTTAGTACACCGTTGAAATGCAGCCCGTTGGCCTCTGTGAACTTTGCCGCCACTGTCAAGGCGGTTGTGTCGATCAAAAAGCTGCCGACCCTTTCTGTTTTTTCAAGCAAATACTTCGCAAGGTCCGCGAAATTATCAGAGGGGCCAGAAGTTGAATCAGCCAATCGAGTGACCTGCACTCCCCCTCGAATAAACACAAAAATCTGATTCCTCCAAGTGTTGTCGCTCTGACTGACGCTGCTTTCAAAGCTAAACGTCGTCATGTCAGCGTAAGAACCGCCCGTGCCGACAAAAGAAGGGGTCGCCCAAGTCTCCCCAGAACCAAGAACCGTGATGTTGTTGTCAGGCGTCCAACTTCCGGCTCTTCCGTTGTAAACCTGATTCAGAGTTGTGCCTTTCCTGCAGCTTTTTTGATAAACGTCTTTCTTTTTGACTTGCGTGAGCTGCCCTTGGCTCAAGACAAGGCGATATTTGTACTGCAGCGTTGTGTTGACGGCCTGATTAGAAAAGAACCCTTCGGTCGCTTTTGGCGCAATAAAAGCCCCGCCTTGATCTACTGAATTGACAGTTCTTCGACGACAAAAAACAATCGGCACAGGCTCACCAGTTTTCACCGATGCCTGCAAAGACTGCGGGGACATATTGTCAACGCCAGCATCCTGTCGAAGCTCATTGACCGAAAGGCCAGTCTGAGAAGACAGAAGATATAAGGGGTCGGCAATCTTGAGCGTCATAACCTGATTGGCACTCCCACCAACGTTGTGTTGTAGGTCCGGGTTGGCACTTGCGCCCCGATGGGGTCAAGTGCTGTGCCTAATTCTACGTTCAACACAGCAAAGGATCCAGACATCTTGCCGACCTTGCCAAAAAAGCTGCTGATCAAAACCTGCCCGGTCTGGGGCGCGTCAACACCCAAGCGGTTGTCAAACTCAAAGACTTTTACCTCGACAAGGTAATCCTTGTATGCAGCTTTTAAAAACATATCCATGCTGCGCTGAGTTGCTGGCAGCGTCAGGTTGATGTTCTGACCACCAATGGCCGAGCTTTCGGTCAAACCTTCAAACTCAAATGGGTAATACTCATAATTTTTGCTCGACACAGTAACGGTCGAGTTGACGTAGAAATTTTGCAGCAGCTCTTGATCTGCTCCACCGTCAGTAAAAATGCGGAGGTATTGCGCTTGCGCTCTGTTGCTCATTTAGATAACCCCCATGTAGCGGCGACCGCCATAACTTCTACTGGATGTCGCGATGGCGCTAGCAAGGTCTGACATGCCTTGCGTAAATTGCTCAACCGTCACAAAGTTTCGACCATCCTGTTGCATGACAGGACCGGTCTGGATGTTAATTGGGCCGACAACACCACCCTCGGCAAAGCCAGGGATTGCGCCGATGCCTCGCTGGCCCTGAAGATAATTAGAGGCAAAGCCTGCGGCCTTGCTTTCCGGAATGATGTACTCACGCTCACCGCCCTCCCCAACAATTGCCGTGGTGGGACCATTAACCACTCCGCCCTCAGCAAATCTGGGGAAATTAACTGTGGGGATGAGAGGAATTTGCGGACCTTTTACAACTGCTGATATTTTGTTTGCACCTTTAATAAGCCTGTTAATTGCGTTGATCATTCCATTGATTAAACCCTCCACGCCGCCGAGCACGGAATTAAGAATCGGTTTAATTGCATTCAAAGCGCCCCTAAATGGAGCAAGCAAAATGTCCCCTAACCTTTTCCAGCCGTTTGAAATGTTTTCAATTACAGACCGCACTTGATCTTGAATTGGTTTTAAGAAATTGTTGCTGATAAAATTCCACGCCTTGCTGAAAGGCTCTTTCACGATTTCAAAAATTTTGCCCCAAGCACTTTTGTAGAAGGTGAGAACTTTTTTGCCCAAAGACAAGACTGGGTCTATAAAAATGCTTTTGTAAGCAGAAGCTGCTTTTTTTATTACGTCAACAACAATACCAAAAGCCTGCTTAATTTTGTCTCTGAACTTGAAGATTGCAACGCCCGCTGCAACCGCCAACACAACCAAACCAACAGGACCAGTAAAAGCGGCTGCAACGCCTATAGCTAACGCTTTGAACGCCCCAATCAACGGGACTATCGCACCAAGAAAGGCTGCAAACTTTGCGGCCAATCCGAGAGCGGCTAAAGCCTTTAGAGAAGTAAGGGTGATTGCAAGAATTGGGGCGAGGATGACCACCGCTCCGCCAAGCGCAACAGCGCCCGCAACTATCGCTTTGATAGGGCCTGGCAAAGCATTGAAAACTGAAATAGCGCCAGCGGCTAATTGAACTAAAGGAGTAAACGCCGGCAACAACTCTGTCCCAATTGACGTCGACAAATCTTTTATGGCTTTATTAAATAGCTTGTAAGCATCGGGCGGTGGCGGCTCCTCTGCCGCCAAGCCTTGCAACGCCTTAATGATCACATCTGTTGTCAACTTGCCGTCTGAGCCTAATTTTTTCAACTCACCAACAGTCACTCCAAGTGAATCAGCGACGGCTTGCCCAACAGCGGGCAACCGCTCCATAACGCTTCGAAACTCGTCGCCTTGCAAAGTTCCCGAGCCTAACGCTTGGCTCAGCTGAAGCAAAACCCCGTCCGTGTCTGCAGCGCTCAAGTTCATTTTTGCCGCCGCAGTGTTGACGCCTAAAAATGTTGTTTTAATATCGTCAAGAGATACGCCCATTGGCCTTAACCTGCCAAACAAATCAGCCACGCCATTTGCAGCGTCTGTATTTGCTAAGCCATATTTTTGAGCAGCTTCCGCAGCAAACTGTGCGACTTTTTCTTGCTCGCCATATTGAGAAGAAAGCAACTTAAGGCGTTTGGTTGTTCGCATGGATTCAACTCCTGCGCCAACAATTCCCTTGAGAGCAGCTCCAGCACCAACACCAGCTAAAACGCCTTGTAAAGATCCGCCAGCATTTTTTAGCCCGGCGAATGCGCCCTTTGCGTTTTTTGCAGAGCTTGAGACACCATCTAATTTCCCTTTCGCTTTAGTCGCAGCTTGCCCTACGTCGTTTAACGGCTTGACCGCTTTGCTGGCGTCAACTCTGATGACAACAGAAGCCTCAGCCACAACATCGCCTTAACAGTGCCTCAAGTCTACCGCCGCTTCGCCTTCTGCATTGCTTCTTTCTCTTCTTTGTACTCGACTTCATAAAGCAGAGCCCAAAGCTGAAACTCTTCACGCGACATGCGCTCATTAAGCTCTGAAAGCGTGTATCCCAAGTCACGGGCCACACGCATTTGCAGTCTTAGCGGGTAATCATCCTTGAGGCACTTGGTTAGTTTTTTGCTTCTTCCTCAGTGACATTGCCCTCCCCGGTGACCAAAGCCAACATCATTGCTTGAAGATCTTGGTCCCGCACCTCGTTTTTCAACTCTGCGATTTCACCGGGGGTGAACAGTCGTTGACCGTTTTCATCAACCGCTTTGGCAACTAAAAGCTGGAGGGCCAGAAGATTTACATCATCGGTTTTGGCAGCTTTCTGCGCTCGCTCTCTTTCCGCCATAGTCAGCGGAGCGCTCCAAAACTCAAACTCTTCGCCATTGCAAAGAGTCACAATGCGCTTGATGGGAACAAGGTTTGCGGCGTTTTTTAGACGCTGAAGAGCACGGGAAGAGGATGAAGGCATACAAATAAACTATGCCTCAGGATTGTAGACATAAAAAATCCCCCAGCACAAGCCGGGGGAACCTTACAAAACTGCTGATCAAGTTTTGCTGAGGTCAAAAGTAGGAACAGCAGACGGTCGGAAGGCGACCTCAATTGACTGCGCATCATCTGGATTGACCGTAAATTCAGCCGACGTCAGCACAGCTTCCATCTCAATTGAACGGCTTGCTGCGTCATCTGGCGAACCAGAAGAAAGCACCCGGTCAACATAGAGCTTGAATTGAACGCCTTTTTGGATTCTCTGGATGACGTCCTCTACTAAGCGCGAGGCGATGCTGGTGTCGTCATCAGTGGTGTAGATAGTGGCTGAGCCTTCACCGTCAGCAAAACCAGTGATATAGGTTTTGAAGGGAGCGAACTGACCAAGGGTTTGACCAATTGTGGTCACATCGATTTCATCGCGAGTGATTGAGAAGGTCCATTCCCTCACGTCCCCGACAGCCTGGAACTCAGTGAAAGTGATGGTGAACGGCGTTGTTCCATCCGTGCCGTCGCTTGACAAGGCCAGCTCGGAACCTCCAGCAGCGGCAGAGAACGTTGCAATGCCCGTTGATGCCGTATAAGTCCTAATGAAAACCGGTGTGCCTGCAGCTAGACCGCCTGGCAGTGTTCCGCCAGTTCCCGTGCCGAAACTAACCTTGTCGTTCACCTTAAAGTTCAGGAAGGTGCCGACCATGATGTTGTTGCTGCCACTAGTCACGTTCGATGCGGTGAACGTGCTGTCAGTGCCAGCAGGCTTGTAATACAGAGCGCCGGACGTACCGGACAGAGTGGTGGCCATAGCGTGTCAACGGTAGTTGGCTCCGCTCAGTTTACAAAGGCATTGAATGTTATGGCTAGCTCTGTTTGGAAAAATGCTTCAGGCGAGGCTGACTCGATGATTTCCGGTCCCTCTGCAGGATCAAAAATGATTTGACTGACAATTTGTCGATCAAACAAATCCTTCAGGCGCTCGGCAACGGTGAAATTGTCCCCAGTGCCAACACCGATGGGAGTGAATATGCCAATAACAACAATGCCAGACTGACGGTTGCTTCCGGTAGATGGGCCAATCAATGTCGCGTAATTATTTGAGCCGAACCGAATTTGCACCTTCACCCATGTGCTGTTGTTAGGCGGGGTGAACGGTACGTTTTCAAAGCTGACTTGGTAGGCAGGTGAGCCCGCCATCTCTGTAGCAATGCGTGCCTCAATAGCCTGTCGAATGTCGTTGTAAGAGCTTGTCATCCACGCCTCACGATGTTTGACCAGATGCCTGGCAATGCCTCTTTAGTTTCCTTCAAAGCTAAGACCTCCGGCCACTTTTCAGGCAAACTAAAACGAGATCTAAAGCGACCGCCCCAAGACCTAGGCTTTGCGGCTCCTCCAAACGTGATCGCCTCCCCATAGTTTTGAGTGTTGTTGATCACTCTTGAGACGAGCCCTTCATTGATCGGTGGTTGCCAGTTCGACTTAAACGTGCCGCCATTGACTTCACCAACAGGGCTAAGGCTGACGAGACGGTTTCTAACATCAATACCACCTTCTTTAACAAGCTCTTTGACTTGTCCCCTGATGTAATCGTCTATTTGATCAAACCTGATTTTTGCCATTGGGCCTAGCCTCGCAGGACCATTTCATGGGTGATTGCGGTGTTGTCTTGCTCATTAGTCAGCACTTGAATGATTTGATATACAACGCTTTCAATCACTACACGGTCCTTTGTTCCCGGCGCTGTGTCCAAGTCGCTGGCTGCAACAATTAAACGCTTATCTGTGGCCTGCACTAGATCGTTAACCTCGGACCGCGTGATGGCCTCGACCACTCCTTTAACGCTTGTATCAGCTGTTGTCTCTGCGCTCAGGCCGGTTGTCGTGTTGTATGTGCCCGCAGAAACGTAGCGAATCGTTACGTCTGCCCCTAATGATTTGACCGCGTTAGCAGCCGCTTTGCCCAACGCATCAGCAAGTGCCATTAGAGGTTGTAAGCAAGGCAAGCACCACTAGTGAGCGTGATGCTTGTGATGATCCCGCAAATGTAAGTGTCAGCCACAAACGTCTCACCGGCCAGGCTGTTGCCTGTCGCGTTCTTGACGGTGATCGCACTGATGACCGAATCTTCTTTGAAGTAAATTTTGCTGAACCTGCCGGTATGCGCAGCGGTATCAGAGATGAACTCGAAGCCGCCTGATAGATCTGCGTACATGGTCAGCTCCGTTTGATTGCAATGTTGCCTGGTCCACTGATTCTAAGCCCTGTCAAATACCTTTCAAACATTGGTGGGACACGATCAGCGCCAACAGCGCCGGTCTTGTCAGGCGTGATGCTGATGCCACCTATCGCAACGCTTTTGAAATCCTCAAGCCCGCTCAAGCCGATTCCGTCAACATTGTTTTTCAGGTAAACGGCCATCTCAATCTGGGCACGCTTGACCTGATCTGGAATCTCCGTGTCTGTGAAGTAATCGTCAGAAATGCGAAAAGGGAAGCCAGTCGCATACGTGTTGACATAGGTATCAGGCTTACGAACGCCTGTGCGCGGCCATTGCAGGGCTTGCGTATCTGTTGCCCGTGCTCCAAGGAATCGTTCACGGTCAAGCCTCTGTGCCGCTGCAGCTAGCGCACGATTGCGACTGTCGTCATTGCCCGTTGTCCACTTGGAAACATCCGAGCTGGAAATCATCGCCTCAACAAAGGCATCAGCCTCAGTCAGCGTTATGTAGCTGTTGGCGCTTGCTCCGCCCGCTGTTGCGTCGATTGATACTGCCATCGGGCTTCGGAGTAGAAGTCTGTTTGGTCGGCTTATCAGGAGCGGAGACCGCCGCTTGTGCAGCGGCCTCACGTTCCTTCATCCGCCTAAAGGCGAAAAGACCCATCAGGAGCTAGCGCCCTTCAGAGCAACAAAGTTCACAACGATCGCCTCACCCAGTGAGCCGGCAGACACGTTCGCAACTGTGACCTTGAAAGATCCGGCAGCGATTGAGTTTGCCTGCACCAAGTAGGAGCCAGCGGTTCCGGCAGAACCGTGGTTGACCACGACCACATCAGTGGCAGCAATCTTGTCGTTGTTGACTTGGAAAGTCACCTCAGCGGCTGCTGCGAGTGCAGCATCGTCAAGGGTGATCTGGCCGGACTCTGCGTTGAGAGTCACGGCTGTGGCCTTACTGGTGGCCTGGGTGACAGTGCCGCCGCCGGTAGGACCGACGAGGCTGCCTGCTGTTGCCTCAAAAATGGATGCCATGGTTAGTTACCTCCGTCAGTCAAGTGCGCTGGTGGTGGTAATCCGCACGATGCCAATGTTGTTGGTTTCGTACACCTTGGTCCAGTTGCCCACGGTTTCCAGTTGTGCCCGCGTGGGGTTGGAAACGGAAGTGGAGAACGACGAACCAATCGGGTGGTACACGTAGTGCAGATCAAAAGACATCGCATCGCTCTTGGCGAGAATGTCACGGTCTGTTTCGGTTTTTAGACCCATTTGCTCGCCGGAGCCAATGGCACCCTGAGTAAACATGTAACTGGCGTACTCAGTAGAAGCACCGGATCCAGCGGTCTGCACATCAGCAGACACGATCACGCGCATTCCCATGAAGGTAGGGACAGCAACGTTGCCAAAGGCGTTAGCCAGTGAACCCTGGGTTGCATCAGAGTCAGGCTGACCGTTGTTGTCGTAGATCATGTCGAGCGCACGGCGCTCTTTCAGGTCGTAATACACCTTTGGATGCACAACGATGGCGCCTAATTTGTCTCCTTGGTCGCCCAGAAGAGATTGGCCTTCAACAATCTGACGGGCTGTCAGTTGTGTTGGAGTGTCGCCAGAACCACCATCAACAGTCAAAGCCGCGAATGCAGCAGAGCTGTTGTCGCCAACAGCGCCGAAAATGCCAGCCAGGCAGGCCAAGAGGTCTTTCTGCCTTTGGTTGTTGATGTAGTCAGCAACTTTATTACCAATAGCAGCCATCGGATCAGAACCCGAAGCAAGTGCTGCTAGGTCTCGTGACTCAAAAGCGCGGCCAACATGCAGAACAACGCCAACTTGCTTGTCTGCGGTGATTTTGCCAGGGGTCAGCGAAGAGCTATCCGTTAGACGCTCAAAATCGCCTGACAGGTTTGCCTTGTAAAAAGGAATTTGAACGTGGTCACCACCATCCTCGGCGGCATTTAGCTCCGCCATGGGCTGCACCACACCGCTAGCCAGGAAGGCATCACGCTGAGTGGTTTGCTCAATGACGTAAGGCGTAAATACCTCGGGGATGATGATGTCAGAGCGAAGAGTCGCCATGACAGATCCTCAAAA